AATGACAGAATAAGACAAGGAATCTGTATGATAAGACTTGTATATTCTGCCCCATATGACATTAAACTCTTCTTGATTCAAATCCTTAAACAAACACTTATCCTCATAGTATATGTGGTATGTCTTTAATCCTTGATTCGATGTGGTACTTGAATTGTCCATGAACCTCCTTTTAACTCTACCATCTTAAACTTCTTCTTGTTACGCTCGATCTCCAATAACCAACTCTCATTCATCGTGCTGCCATACTCAATGGGGTTCATACCTACAAAATCAAGTATTGCAGTATCTACCATGAAGAATAAACTATCCCATGTCAGTGTATGCTGCAATGCACTCGCTATCTGTTCAACTTCATACTCAGATAGTTCTTGCCCAGTGACTTGTGCTCGACATTCAACTAACTCAGTGAGATCAATAACAATCCTGTTATTCTTATATATCGCCATAATGTCCTCTTAACTATTCAAAGGAAATACCTTCCTCATCAGGAAGATCAAGTAGTTTCTCTTCAATCCAATGCTCTTTATTCTCAATACCAGCTGCTTCACAGTATGCCATGATATGTTTATCCACTTGCTTGTAGATAGGATGTAAGTCTATATCCATTCTTACATCATGGGCTATCTCTGCCACTTGCTTCTCTGTTAAACAATGATCAGGATGAAGAAGATCACAACAAGGGATACGCTTCTCAATCAGTTGGTTTATATTAATACGAATCTCGTAATCATTGTATACGGCCATAATATATGTGTGTCTCCTAGTATTATAACATCAACCCTGCCAAGAGTCAACCTACTGGGGCATTTTTTATATCTGAAATTTTTTTAAATACGAATAATATATAGCTCTCGATTTTGGTTCGTTGTAGGTTAGGGACTTATCGGTTTTTATAATCAGCGGCCATCAGAACAAAACACCTGGCTAAAAGGTGTTTAGAGATGGGGTGTTAATCCATCTCGAACCACATTAGGTTAGTGCGGATTGCATCTATTAGATCGGACTTGTCTACGTTATACTCTAATGAGTTAATAAGATCATAGAACTGAGTTCTAAGGTCATCTCTCTGATCTTCTGTTAATCCTGTGTAAGGTGTTCCGATTGCGTTTCTCATGTTTGTTTTTTGTTTGTATATACTTATTATAATCACAAACACCCCACCTGTGTGCGACCCTGTGACAGTTGTTAAACTGGTCCAATATGAGTAGACAATCGGACCAATAACTGTTATAAGTGGCTAACAGGCCTTGCTTGCCTTATTGCCAGTGCCGATACTTGCTGCGTGAGTAGGCATGCCAGCGTGCATGAAGCTGCCTTTAGGAGCGGCGTTATTCCATGAGCGGCGGGCCATGAGTTCGCCTGCTCTGCTTCTCTTTAATACCGTGTACTTAATGCGGCGGCCATCGGCCATTGTTAATGTAGTCTGCTGCTTAATGTTGTTTGCGGCCATGTGTGTTTGTTGTAATTAGGTCCATTATAAAAGAAAATAGGCAGCGTAGTGCTGCCTGTGTGCCAGTTTGGTTAGCGTCCTATGATACCGCCAACTCGAATCCATCGGCGAAGTCATGCTTGTTGCCTTTGAAGTCTGAAACAAACCAGTCCCAATTCTTTTGAAATACTCTGTAACCTGTGGCAAACTCCTGGCATAGTGCATTAAGTCTGCTCTTAGTTGTATTACTCTGCCAACCGCCATCAAAGAGTAGCATTGTATCATTGGTTACAGTAGCGATGTGGTTGCCGTGTAGTTTAACAATCGCTTCAGTTTGGTTTGTATCAGGATTGAATGAGCATAGCACCTCAGTGTTTGAAGAGCGGAAGTCCTTTCTGCTTCTGATTGCGGCGTTCATGTTCTTTTCAATTACTCTCATGTTTTTAAGTTGTTTGTTTGTTATGTACTTATTATATGTCACTCGGCGCCCATGGCAACATGCTGTGTGCCAGTTTAATAAGTGGCACATTAGGCAGCATAAGTGGTTGACAAGTGCTCCGCCTTGCCCTATAATAGGTTTATAAGAGATTCGGGGTAGGATCTATAAACTCTTCGACACTCCCCCTGCTCCGCAATAATTATATCAAAATGTAACAAAGTCCCTCTATCATAGTTGACAAGTTTTGTCAAGTCATGATGTGCCAGTTCATAAAGTGGCACAGTACCTCTTGACATTTTCGACTATCATACTATGGCAGGGTTGTCAAGTCCCTTTGTGCCAGTTCATAAAGTGGCACAGTACTGGTTGACTTTTCTGCGTTTTCGTGGTATAATGCGCCCTTAGATGTACTTAAGAATCATCATTTTTAATAAAAGAGATATAAAACAGATATATGTTTTTTATACCTTTTTAAATGATTTACTAAAATGAAGCAAATAGGTGCCAAGTACCTTACAATTCATTACTTAATTCATGTACTTTACTTCTAATTGTTGTTAACAACTTGTAGATATTACCACTACAATTTGCTTCACTTATGTTGTCATACTTTGATAACGATTCTAACACTAATAACTTAATAAGTGCCAGTTCATTCTTATCAAATAGAGGCGCACTTAGTAACCTATTTGCTTCACTAAATGTCATAAGATTCGTACTCAATTTCTGTTGTATAACCTTCGTAATTGTACTTATCTAAGTAATCATCACTATCAGATAATCTTTTGATAAATGCTTCACTATCCTCGGTAGAATTAGCACGACATTGCTTCACTTTGTCCACTACACTGCCTCCTTATTGCTATACTTTTTGTAGGCAATCTCTCCCAGATTCTCTACATATAACGACTTTACTCTCTCTCGGTTACTATCATTTAATTCTAGTAACTTATTCCAGTTCCAGTTTGAAGGCGGATTACCTGTATTTTCTACAGTAAAATCTATTGTTACTCTATAACGTGTAACTGATGATGTTTGAGAGTCCATAAGATTGAGGCAGTTTGATTACATTTAATTCTAACAGATATTGCACTAAATGTCAACGAAGCACGCATATTTCTTACTACTAAATGTTATTTAGTGGGGAAACATGGCAGTGTTATGTTATCACGAGGCATTGTTATTTTTCTAAAAAAAATTTCGTTCGCCTCAAAGTGACTAGGATAATGTGAAACAAATAAAGACGAATTAATCTTAGTTATTGTTAGATAGTGGACTTATAACAATAAGAGCGAATCATTGATGTACGCCACTAAGTAACAATTAAGCACGATTAATCACTCATTAAAACTGTCAACTAAAGTTCAAAGATTTAATCTCATAGTCATAATTAGATTCTGATACTTTATCACTATTTGAAGCAATAGTATCGTCTAATACATTGACTAGACTCTCATCTATGAAAGTTAACTCATTAATGTATTCATCTTCAAATTCTCCGCCATTGTCCTCGAATAGGGCGTGCTTTTCTCCTATTGCAAGTTCTCTCAAAATTTGCACTTGATAAAATGTTAATGGCACATTTACTGTAACATCACTAATTTTTGAAGTGTTCATTAGTTTTTCCTCCTTTTGTTTGTTTTAATCATTTTATTGAATCGTTTTGATTCTGATGGACTCATGCCCGCAAAGTAATTGAGTAAGTTATCATCATATAATGTGAATAACTCATCAAGTGACTCAGTTCCGTTTAATTCTTGTTTCATTATAAGCACTCTGATGGTGGTAAACCGATTGATGCAATAGCATTGTCAAGTGCATCAAAATCAAGTTCGGGATCATCAAAATCCACTCCAGCAGCGTGGTCAACTCCCCATTCTGCAACTTCAAAGCAAAAATCCTCAAAGTTCTTGCATACCCATGCAACATTTTCAAAGTTTTCTACTTCTTTGATTCTGTTGATTAATCTCTCTGTTTTGGTCATTTTTGTTTGTATGTTTGTTATGTACTCATTATAGGGCAGTGAGATCAAAAATCTACACTGCTTGTGCCACTTTGATAACTGGCACATCTTCCATTGACACTCCCATACCTAGTATGTTAGAAAAAATAACGCTATCTAAAAACTGTTTCCATTTATCCGCTATATTGGATTGAATATAAAAAGTCATATATTCATCAATTTTGTAACAAGTGCGGTTACTGGTTACATCATCTAAAAAATCGTTTTTATAAACAACTTCTACAAATTTGCGCCCATGAGCATAGATTCCAGTAGTTCTAGAATCTATCGCCTCTACCTTTAATCCATTCAATTTAAGATACTTTCTTTGGTTGAGAGCGTTAATTACTTGTTTTTGTTGAGAGTTTAGCATAATGATTTTCTAAATTAGTGAAATAAATGTAAGTGTGATCTTTGTATAATTTGTACTTTCCCCACTTTTTCGCTTTCTTGAAATTGTAGGTAATTAATTTATGTGCCATTACCGAACTACCTCTAGATCACTAAGGTATGCTTCAACTGTCATGATCTCATAGTCAGATATATGAGTCTTAACTACAGCATAGTTACTACTTCTATCCAATAGGACTACTTCGCCCTGTAAATCATCATGTATTTTGGATTGAACTGTAGTTCCAAGTTTGATGACTTTAGTTTGCTTTTTCTCTAACTCTTCACACTTGTTCATTAAGTCTCTTAACTTTTGAACATCATTGTTAAAATCTTGAGTAGTGTACATGATTTTTTTAATTGTTTGTTATACTGTTATTATAGGGCAGTGAGAGGTAGAATCAACTACCTCTGTGCCACTTTGATTACTGTCACACTAGGACTTGTAAATTGCCATGTATTCATCATAGGATAGAGTCTCTTCATTCTCAGTATCCATATTCAATACAACATCATAGGGATAAAATCCATAATATTTGTAATGATCTCTTACATAGTCTTTAATCTGTTGTTCTCTAGTCATAATTACATGAAAGCGGTTAGGGCGTGGGGGCGGTTAGGTTCAAAACTGATTGACTTAATACAATAACCAACTGTATCACTAATTCGATCAATTAGGTGTTCATCATCAAAAGCGAACCATACACCTAGAGCAGTATCTCTGTTTGCAACTTGCTCTTCATAACTAATTGGATATGATTCCATATTGTTACCATCATCATAATCAAATTCAATTTCTGTGACTATGTAAGATTTTTCTTTTCTTTGGTTCATTGTGCTAAATCCTCGAATAATTCTTCAGTTAGTCTAATTGCTTCCAATTCAGATAAGTTTGGATTCTCTTCTAATACTTGCTCATAGAGTGATTCAAGTATTAGTTCATTTTGTAAACAACTCATTAGTAATTGCCCTCCTTGATATACTGTAATGTTAGTGTTTCCATTGCTTTTTGTAGATCGCCTGCAAATGGTTTTACATCACTATGAATAGTTGCCCAAGCATTCTCCATAGCATTGTTGATTTGATAACCCTTCAATACTACACCAATTTGGTGCATATTGTAAGTTTGGTTTGGAATAACTTTTTTCATGTTTGTTTGTTTGTTATACTACCATTATAGTAGCGTGGATATGAGATTCAACTGGCAGTGTGCCAGTTTATAAACTGTCCTATGATGACTTGACTTTTAATATCTCTCCTGTAAACTTATCTCTTACAAGTGAGTATGCTGTCTGATAATCCCTTGATACGTCACAACAGTACTGAACAGCATTGTCAACATCATCAGTATAAACGTAAGTAATACCTAGATCATGAGATTCTGTTTCGATCTCATATCTGAACTGGTCGGTAGGATTAACGTAAGTCATAATGCCTTTGTTTGTTATACTACCATTATAGGGCACTCAAATCCAATTTCAACAAATAGTGTGCCAGTAATATAAGTGGCACACAATCGGTTGACTTTCCTACCATTCTGGTTTAGGTTGCTTTGCCTTATTCTTTGCTATCTTTTCTTGCTCTCTGAATGTAAGAGCATCTACTCTATCTCTAATTGATTTAATCTCTTTACATTCATAATATTCGCTAGTGCGGTAGTAATCTACC